CGAAAAAGTCCGACGACATGGAGTACCGGCTGAAGAACGGCAACCTGATACACGGTCGTTACCGGTGGACTTATCCATGATCTCAATTACAACCAAAGACAGGAATTAAAACTATGAAGTTTAAAAACACAATGGTCTACACGTTGTCCAGTGACCTACCGACGGACGAAGACATTGAAGAACTGCTTCAGGAAAACGCCTTCACACCGGTGCATGAAACACAGTATTCATCGAAAGGATGGGTTCCATTCACCGGTGCTGACGAACTGCTGTTCACTGCCAATGATGCATCGTTCTTCCGACTGCGAACTGACACCAAAGTGTTGAAAGCATCAGCCATCAACCGTGAAGTAGAAGATCGGGCCAAGGCAATAGAAAAGCAGGAAGAACGGAAGGTTGGCAAACGTGAGAAGCAGGAAATCAAAGAAGCCATCATCACAGCACATCTGCCCACCGCACTGGTTGATTCCAGCTACACCGTGGGGTTCATCGACCACAACAACGACCGCATAATCATTGATGCCGGGTCTGCGAAAGTGGCTGAAGACTTCCTGGATTGCCTGCGTGAAACCATTGGATCGCTGAAAGTCCGTCCGCTGGCGGTTGAAGTGTCGCCTACTAGGGTGATGACGGATACACTGTATCCTGACGTAGAAGACAAAACGTTAATGTATGATTTCCTCCTGGGTGAGAAGTGTTCGATGAACAGCCTGGAAGGTGCGAAGGCCAAGTTCAGCGACATCGACCTGACCGATGAATACGTCACTAACCACATCACCCAGGGTGGCATGTCCGTTGACTCGCTGGCACTGAGTATCCCTGACAGGTTGACGTTCGTTCTCACCGATGCGCTCATCCTGAAGGACATCAAGTTCCTGGATGGGTTTCAAATGGACGTGTTGGATGCGGAACCGGAAGATGCTGACCTGGATGCCGGTCTGTCCTACTTACGAACGACTGCTTTTCTGGTCGTCGCAGAGTTGCGGGAACTGGTGCAGAAGGTGATCGACGCGCATGGTGGTGAAGCAGAGAACTTCGACCCTATGGACGGGTTATAAGAAGCACCCTTGAACCAAGGCACGGAATTCTGTGTCTGACTGACGAAGCCGTTCTCGTTCAATGAGTACGGCTTTTATTTTCTCACCTGGGGCTGAACTGACTGTGATACTTTCTGCGGCACTGGGGACTTTCAGGGGTACATCGGTAGGGTTGACGCAGGATACCGGTACTGGAACATCCACACGCACTGTTTCAACAACTGTTTGGGTAGAACAACCGGTGAAAAACAACACCACAGTGCCGATAAGTAAGAATTTCACAACCCTAGTGCCTCATCAAGAAGTGTGATTCCTTCCTCACAAGTGTCTGCCCGACTGGACTGCAGTTCGCCCACCAATTCATTCGCACGGACACCCTGCTTTCGGGCTTCCATGAGTGCGTCAGACGCTTGATCCTGCTTCTGCTGTGCGATGTCATACCACCGTTGGATTTCGCTGTTCTGCGACACCAGGGATGATGTGAGCGTGTCCATGTTGGTATTGCACTGGCTGATTTCCAAGTTCTTCTCTGCAACCGTGGTTTCCAGTTTTGACACTCGAACATTGAGAAGCGCCACGTAGGAAACCACACCGGTGATAACCAGTGCAGCGCCGACATAACGCCAGGGTATGTTCTTCAATGCCAGTAACGAGATCATAATTGTGTCCGTGTCTTCTGATCTGCAATATCAAATACAGAATCTGCCATGTACCCCACACTCATTGCAGCCACCAGGGTGAGTTGACCGGAGTCGTTCAGCATGATGTAGCCAATCAATGATCCGCATAATGCAAGTGATGTTTTGTAGGGGCGTTGGATGATGTACTTCTTCAAACTTATGGTGTCGTCTGATTCACGCAGTTGGACAACAGTCTTGATGATGTGGGCAACATGCCCCAACAGCATCACCAACAGGAACAGGGCGTGTTCGTTCACGGGTATTCGATCAACGTAGGACGAATGTCGATCTCATGTTCTTCATCGACAGGCAGTTCACTCATCAATATTCGGAAGGCATCACGACTTGAACTGACACCCAGGCGACCGCTTAGCAGTAAGTAACTGAGTCCGAACCCAATGCACCCTTCAAAGTTGTGTGGCCAGTTGCCGGGGTGCAGCATGATGAACGTGCGGTCCGGTGCTTCGGTTATTTCCCAACCGGATTTGAACTCACCACCGCTGCTGCGACTTACCACACCAGAATCACGCATTCGCAGCTTGTAAACACCTTCGGGGATACACGAAACAGACTGCTTGTTGCCGACCCAGGGTGGTTCGACTGTGTACAGCTTGCGACCAGAAGGCAGTTCGATGGTGCCGAAAGTGCCACCCACGGGTGACGGGAGTTCGGGACCGTAGTTAAAACGGGTTAAACGTAGAGTAGCCATGGCGCGTTACCTCAGTGTGAGTTGCGTTCGGATAACTTCATCAGATGCTCTGTGAAGTCCTTTCGCATGTCACTGAGTCCACCGTTAAACGTGGCAATGCCGTTAACCAGGTCATCTTTGATTTCTGTTCTAAATTCAGTGAGTGACGAGCGCATCATGGCAATGTCCCGGTCGTGAGCTTCTTGCCTTACATATTTGTCTTTAATATCATTCACACGGGAGTGGATGTTCTTCACTTCCGTGTTGTTGTGGCAATGCTTGTCTGCGATGTCCTGCCGAATGGCATCCATCTCAGTTTGATGTCGAGTCTCCATCCGTGTCTGACGATCCCCTGCCTTCTTATCCAGCACTCTCACAATGGTGAAGCCGAATATAAACAGCGATCCGATGTAACCAGCAAACGTACCGAGTGATTCAGCATCCACAAACATTCTCCAAGCGTACAGAATTACAGAATTTCACCGGATTATAACAACTGAATTGAGATTTTACACCATTTGGTTGTTTTTAAACCAACCGTCTGCTAAAGATTTTGCAGCATCCCGCATCACTTGGTGTTCATGGCTGTCAGGGTCACCGTTTTGCATGGCGGCAATTTCAGCACCGTAGGTTGGGTATTTCACCCGCACAATGGCCTCAATAATTGTCTCCCGATCAACATTCTTATCAACGACAGCCGTGTTGTAGGAATGCCCCTGCTCTGTTTCACCGTCAACACCTTCGCGTGTTGTTGGGGTATGATTGAAATGGATGCGTAACTTGTGACCCATGACTTCGTAGGTCGGCAGTTCATATGGTGATTCGGTTTTCATACAACACCTCTTTTGCTTTTTGCCACAGACCGAGGTTGTTCAATGGTTTCACCCAACCCCAATATGAAATGATGCTTTTAACGCGACGCTCATGGATAGTCAAGGCCAAACCTTCAACAATCGACTGTCTCAGTCTGAGCGAACTGTGTCGAAACACGTAACCACAGAAGTCCAGACCGTCATTTTCAACAGAACGAATACACCAATTTGGCTTAACATGAAGTTCATAACTGTTGATTTTAGATTCGATCTTCTCATTGACCGAAGCCAGTACGTTAGGGTCGTCGTGGAGAATCACGATATCATCGCAGTACCGGAAGTAGTGCTTCATACCCAACTGCTGCTTTGCATACCAATCCACCGGTGACAGGGTGAGGTTGCCCAGTATCTGCGAGACATAGTTACCAATGGGTAAACCTTCACAACTACCAATGATTTCATACAACAGCTTCTTTGCTCGTCTGCATTTCACGGTCCGATCCACAATATCCGTAAGTACCCAGTTCTGAATTGAGGGGTAGAATTTCTTTATATCAATCTGAAGATAGTATTGAGGTTTGTGCGACTGAATCGCTTTTTGTACCCGCTTACGTGCATCCGACGTTCCTCTACCGGGCAGCGACTGAAAGGTGTCGCGAATGAGGGATCGTTGCCACTTGTCACCCATAATCAACATGATCGCATGGTGGACAATTCTATCAGGGAAATAAGGGAGTGCATGAATCAGCCGGAGTTTCTTGCTTTCCCAACGTAACGATTTACGGTAGGGACTGGTGCTGAACAACCCGAGTTCCAGCAAATCCTTCAAATAGCGAAGGTGACTCTCGGGTTTTTTCTCAACTTTAATCACTTCTCGGTAATGGGATTTCCCGCGTTTGGCTAAACGGTGTGCCTCACGCAGTGTGTCCATGGAAATAATTTTCTCAAATACGTAACCTTCGCGTTTCATGCTATACAGCTCCCGAGCGTTTCAACACATTGAATCCTACTAAGCTCTTGCGGGTTGCGTATTTACCTTTCGGCGGGTGTCGGAAGCTGTTCCTACTACTTTATAGCAAGCTGCCTGGAGATATTACGATTGCGATTCCCGGAGGAATTATTCACATTCACACAGGACGGTCTGGCAATAGAACCATTGGTCGTATTGCTGCTGACATGGGCCACCAAATCCTTGGTGTAGCAAACCTAAACCGAGATCAGTTTACCAAACAATTAAAAATTGTAAACCCATGAATTAGTTTTAAATTCGGGCAAGCCGCCCGGAGATACTACGAAGGCGATCCCCGGAGGAACTATTCACAGCCACACAGGACGGCCCGGCAATAGAACCATAGGTCGCATTGCCGCCGACACGGGCCACGCGCCAGCCTGGATTCTGGTAATAATAGTCGGCAAAGGCCGTCGATGAGTTACCGGTGGTATCGGACGGAACATCACCAAGCGTTCGGTGTTGCACATTGCGAATGTAACCGTTGGATGTTGGTGCAGGGTCACCG